CTTAATGCCTCCCTGAATACAGATTCCTTTCATGTACAAATCTTTGCCGTGTTCACCTTCGTGTAGGATCTGTACTCTGGCCTGATCATAGGTCAAGTGTTCTCTAAGATATAGTGACATCTAAACTCCCCTCAATTTCCAATTTGACTTATTTGCCAGATATTGGAGATTTTGCAGATTTTTCTGAACCGTCCGCTGTGTTAGCCTTCATAGGCTTCATAGCAGCAGCTTTGTCTTTTCCTGGACTGTTCGCAAATTCACCTGACATTTTTTGTGCAGTTGGTGCTGGTCTTCCTTTTTCTTCAGCGCCTGAACCAGTTTTAACTGGAGTACCGCCTTGTTTTGCACCACCTGTTTTCACTGGTGATTTTGCAGATTTGTCAGACATGTCAGAATTGTTTGCAGACTTTTGGATTTTGTACTCATCCATTTTTTTCTTGTCTTTGTCTTTGCCATGCATAGCTTCTTTTTTCATATCTTTTTTGTCCTTATGCATTGCTTCTTTCTTCATGTCTTTTGCGTCTTTGTGTGCTGCTTCGCCTGCCATTACTGGCTCTGCGTCAGGTTGAGCTTCTAATGGTTGCTCTAAAGACTCATCTTCTTTTTCATCTTCGTCGTCGTCTTTTTTGTCACCCATCATTTTTTCGAATTCAGCTTTTAGTTCGTCTAAAGCATCTTCTAAGTCAACAACTCTGTCTTCCATGTCTTCGTCACCATCTTTTTCAGCGTCCATGTCCATGTCTTTTGCCATGTCATCAGCAGCTTTATCGCCACCCATGTGCATTTCTTGTGCGCCTTCTTCGTCTGCTGAGATGTCTTTTACTAATTCGTCAGTTGCATCACCGCCAACTTCTTCAATTGACTCTTCTTCTGATTTTTCTGACTCATCAGCTGGTGCTTCGTCTTCTATTTCGACTACTTCATCAACTTGATCTTCTTTAGACTCTTCTGAAGTTTCTTCTACTTGATCGTCTTTTGACTCTTCTGTTTCTTTTACTTCTTCGTCTTTTGACTCTTCTGAAGTTTCAGATACTTCATCTTCCTTCATATCTTTCTTTTCATCTTTTTCGTCTTTGTGCTTTGCTTCTGTTTGTGTATCAGCATCTGCAAGACCCTCGTAGATGTCACGAGATTTCTCAACCACGATTTCATGAAATAATGCTTCTGCTTTATCCTGCTCTTCGTTGATTAAGAGTTCTAGTAATTGTTCAAATTTATTTGTCATTACACGTGCTCCTTTAATGCGATTTGTACTTATAAGTGTTGTATTTACATAATAAGGTGCAAAACGGTGTTGTTAATGGTAGAAAAACGGTAATTTTGGTGAATTTGGAAATATTAGCGTTTATGCATAGTAAAAACTACGCAGTTTTAAGTGACAGTTTAAATTTTTCTAAGAATTGTTCGGTTGTGAGGTGTGTTAGATTTTTATTCCAAGTAAGATCTTTGGGTGTAAACCAGCCTTCCTTAACAACTCTTGTGAAATTTATAGTTTGAAAGTCCTGTAAACAACGTTTTGTTTGATTCATCCAGTTGCCATAGAAAGTAGCTTCGTCTCTGGACTTTTTATAGTTGCGTGTATCTTTGAAAACGTTGTTGAATTTCATGCTTTGTGGCTTGTCCTTTTGTTTATGACCCATATAATCAAAACCTAACAAGTAGATATCTGTAAATCTGTGATCACAGGCCATTCTTAAAGCTGTTGGCCCAGAGCTCCAACCCAAACTTGGTTTGAACCAATTTACATGATCTAGGACTTTTTGATTTTTATTATATTGGGCATTGAAATTCGACCACACTTTATTATGTACAGGATAATCAGATTCACCAATTTCCAGTATCATTTTTGGGTCAACTGCTATCAAATAGTCAGGGCGTTCTGTGCGATAAACTGCATTACAAGCAAATACGGTACCATGTTGCTTTAGATCTTCAATGGTTATACCTTTTCGGGATTCTCCGTTACCTAGTACAAATGCTGTTTGTGACATTACAACTCTAAGTTATCGTCTTTTGCAGGTTGTCCATACATTTTTTGAACAAATACTGCTTCTTCCTTTTGTTGAGCATCGTGATCTTCTGATGCAAGTCGCATAGAGTTGATATCTTTTAAGGTAAGTCTAGTTTTACGTGTGTCTTCAGAGTCAAGAACTGAAATGTCTTGCTCAGGATCATAGGATTTGTCTTGTTCAAATCCGTCTTGTGTGTATGTAAAGAATTCAAATAGTTTCATTTTGTGTATTTAACCTAAACTTGTCCGCCTCCGCCTTGTCCACCTGGCGTTGTTGCTCCACCACCTGGTGTTTGTCCTGGTTGTCCTGGCTGTGCAGCACCTGGTTCTGGCGATTCTGGATCAGCAGTTGGCTCAGCAAACTGATCTAAATCCGATGCAATGCCTGCTTGTGACACTCCACCAGTACGTAGTTGTGCATTCTTGCTTTGTTTACGCTGTGGCACATTGTTTTCTTCCGCCCACAAGTCTGCATTTCTTGCCATTTCTTCTTCGGTCAATCCGAGATAACGTTTCAGTGCAAATCTTTTGCTCATATATGGTAGTTCTGCTACCTGCACAAATGTTTGTATTCTTGTTTGATCCATTTCTGTTTGTCTGTACTGGGCAAAATTTTGTGGTGGATTCAATTTGAGTTCAAACATTCCGTTGTCTATGTTGTAACCTTTTGATTTAATCCATAATTTAAACTCTTCATCGAACGTTGGGTTCAACATTGATTGCAATCTTGCACAATATTTGTTGAATCTTAATTCTTGTATGTAAGCAGTGCCAACTCTTCCGTCATTGTACTGTTGCTGAGAGTCATCTGGACCTGTTGGCAAATATGAACTTGGTATACGTAACCCTCTAAACAATTTGTTAGTAAAGAATTTTAAGTCATCTATTTCGCCTAGGTTAGTTCCACCTGGTAGTGTGTCAACTTTTGAACCACGTCCTTCTGCTGTTTGTGGAAAGAAGTAGTCTTCATTGATACTCATCGGATTGTAAGTTGCGTCAATGTAGTTGACACCACCTGATGTGCTTGGTATTCGTCTCTGATTGATTTCGTTCTTGACTCTTTCTACAAATTGCATGGCCAAGTGTGTTGGCATGTTACCTACATCTATGTAAAACACTCTACGTTCAGGTGCTCTTTGCACTCTATAGATAATAATTGCATCTTCCAATAATTCTTTTTGTTTGTAAACTTTGAAAACTTGTTCTAACACTGATTGTCCAAATGGAAACAGGTTGTCTAGTCCATCTGACATTGACATATGTACCACATGTTCTGCATTTATGTTGTATGCATTCATTGTTTTGTAGAATCTTCCGCCACCCACTGCGCCTGCAAAGCCACTCATGCTATTTGTGGCACCTGCATTGGCATAACTTGATCCATACGCAGCAGTTCCGCCACCTGTTGTGCCGCCACCACCGTAAGTTTGATTGGGAGTAATTTGTGTTGCACTCAATCTTTGTAAATTTGGATTGATATCTCTAATTACATATTGTTCTGGCTTTTTGCCTTCTGATTCGTTGACAACTATTCTATCTACTTTTGCATTGTCCACATATAACCATTTGTATGTTTCTGGATCTCTCACAAAGAAACAGTCACCATATTTCAATGCGTTTCTAAATATTCTAAATATTCTTTTGTTTAATCTATTAGATTTTGTCCATTGTTGTAATGCCTTTTTCAAAAGCTTTACTTCGTGTTCTGTAGTTTCATCTTTGAACACAATGTCAAATGGAGTTTCATTTTCTTTGTTTTGTTGTGTGGAAAATTCTGCGAGTATATCTAGTGCAGCATTGATTTCAGAATCAGAATCCATTTGATCATATTGGAAATATCTTTGTATTCTGTTAGGGTGCCCTGTGTACACATCAGGAAGATATGAACTGTAGTTTCTTTTGGCAAAATTAGGAACTTTTTCTCCGCTCAATGGCGATAAATTTGCATCTTTAAAATATTTTTTCCAAGCCATACGTTATATTACAATTTTTGCGTCAAATCTGCAACCTTAAACTAGTCCTATTTGTCCGCCTACCTTTCTTGCTGTTGTTTCTGTGGCTTTCAAAGCTCTTGAATTAACCGCTACAAGTGTATTTACACCGTTTACCATATCATTTAAAGTCTTGTTTGCGGCATTAAGTTCGGATACTAAAGTGCCCATTTTGGTTTCTAAAGGTTCCAAATTAAACATGCTCTCTAGATCATTGTTGCTTGTGACGTTGGCTCTTTGAGTTGAGCGTATTATTTCAGGACCATCTTCTCCTACCAATGTTGCTCTGGTTGGATTGATAATGCCACCAAATTGCATACCATCTGGCGCTGCCAAGCTTCCTAGATATCCGGCACCTGCACCTACAAGTCCACCAAGTACAAGTCCAATGGCTGTACCTATACCGGGTGCAATCAGTGTTCCAATCTGTGCGCCACTCAAAGCACCACCAGCAGCCGCGGTCCCGATTCCTAATCCTTTTTGTCCTGACGCGGCCAAGGCAGCTCCTCCCGCAACTGTTCCAACTCCTGCCGCAAGTCCTAGTCCTCCCGCCCCAGTTTTCAAGGCACTCTTGCCTAGCGTTCCAAGGCCCATAGGAGCTCCAAGTCT